TCACTATGATATATGGAAGAGTTTTACTGCATATCTGCTGGATTGGTTAAACACACATGACTCAGGTTTAGTATATCTCTATATGGGCAAAAAGGCTCAAGAGTGGTCAGATCTAACTGATGACAACCTAAACACTAAGTATTTTGTAAAACATCCAGCTAGTGCAGCTTATAATGGTGGTAAATGGGATTCAGAGGCTGTATTTATTAAGATTATAAAAGATAAACAAATAAATTGGTAGTATGACAGACATATTTACAAGGTTAATCCAAGAGGATCTGACTCCAAATACATACTATGTATTACACTGTATTCGGGAAAGAATAGTACCCCATAAGTTTGTGAACAAAGAATTGGAATGCAAAAGACTGCAAAGCAACCTTTGGCTTACAGAAGACTTGCAACTTACAAGTAAAAGCCTTATCTTTATGGAAGAAATTAATGGTTACTTTAAAAGAGCCAAGAAGAAAACTTCACAAGATTTAATGGGTCAAGGCTTTGTTACAAATATCCAGACATATGTGGAAGTATTTCCAAATATTAAATTATCATCTGGTAAGTATGCAAGGGTAAATGCTAAGAATTTAGAAGCTCCCTTTAAATGGTTCTTTGAGAACTATGATTATGATTGGGAGACTATTCTAAAAGCAACAGAAAGATATATAGATGAATATAGTATCAGAAGATATGAGTATATGAGGACTGCACAATATTTTATAAGAAAGCAGAACATAGACAAGTCTTTTGAATCTGATTTAGCTACATATTGTGAGATTTTAAGAACCAAACCTGATGATGAACAGGTTTATTTTAGTGAGAAAGTAGTATGACAAACTTTAAAATGTTGATGGTAGCTGTTGTAGGAAGTTTGTTTTGCTTTACTGTTATAGATTATTTTATAGTTGATATAAATCCATTGCAGTATATAGTGATTGAATTCCTACTATCTGTTATCCATAGTTTCTATAACTATGTAAAGAACAAACAATTAACTAATATATAATAAAATGGCAGAATTATTTAATGGTGCACAGCCACTACAACCCGTAAGTGAGAGGGATGCTCTCAAGAAAGCATTATCCAAAATAGCTGCAAGAAGCAGAGGGGAAATTAAGTCACTAAGAAGTGCTTGGCCAAAATTTAATGATGCATTTTGTGATGGATTAGAGTGGAGAACTATCACCGTAGTTGGTGCTAGACCTGGTACAGGAAAAACTTTGTTTATGGAACAGCTTATCAGTGATATTATAGAATTCAATACTGATCAAGAGTTCCGGATACTAAAGTTTCAAATGGAAATGGTTGATGAAACCAGTGGGATAAGAAAACTAAGTCTGAATACAGGTGCTGATTACAACACTCTAATGAGTAAGGGCCAGAAAATTGACAAGAGCTTGTTTAATAGATGCTTGAATTATTACAATGCTACAGAGACCTCAGATATTATTGATGTGGTTTATGATGCATGTACCGTAGATGAGATGTGTGCTACAGTCCGTTATCAAATGGAAAAGCATAAAAGAGAGGATGGTACTTATGTAAATATGTTAGTAGCTATAGATCACTCAGCTTTATTTAAAAATGGGAAAGGACAAAAAGATAAGTTTGAAATGTTAGGAGCTTTAGGTGAAGCACTCACCATGATGAAAAAGAAGTATCCAGTAGCTTTTGTAGTCCTTAGCCAGTTGAATAGAAATATAGATGATCCTAAAAGAGCACTAGACGGTGATTATGGTAATTATGTATTAGATTCTGATATCTATGGTTCCGATGCTTTATTGCAGCATGCAGATGTAGTGATGGGTATTAATAAACCCTCTATAAGAAAGATAAGACAGTATGGACCTGATAGATATATAATAGCAGATGAAGACACTTTGGTGTTTCACTTCTTAAAATCTAGAAATGGTACTACAAGGATAAGTTTCTTTAAACTTAATAGGGATACAATGAGAATAGTAGAAATTCCTACTCCAGCATGTGCTATGAAGAAAGTATCAACACAGTAAATTTTAATTATGAGTATAAGAAAAGAAAGAGAAAGGGAATTCTATGTTCACCACATGGATACCTTTAAAAAGTTAGGATTAACAGATCCGTTTTTTATTGTAAAAACTGCATTTTTCCAGAAAGGTAAGTATGGAAGACAAGTACAATTATTTGAGTCTGAGATCAGCAAAGGTGAAAACATTTACATTGAGTTTTATGATAATGTTACTGATGATAAGGGAGCTGTTATAGATATAACACCCTTTACAGAGGATAGACAGCTTTTTAAATATAAAGCCAACCCATTTTATGCTGAAGAGTATGAAACTAAGGAAGGTTCTAATTTTAAAGGTGAGCCCTATACATTATATACTGTTCCAGTATCTGAACTTGTTGCTGTATTGAAAGATGGTACTGAAATAACTCATGCACTGTATGAGAAAAGAAAAGAGGATGCCAAGAAAGAGGATACATTACCTAAGCTGCAAAGTAGTTTAGCATTGTTTCCTGATTTTGAAGAAGAGTTTCCAGCCAAACCAACTAACATGTCACTTGATGAGATTGACAATATAGAAATTGCAGATGCACCTTTATCTGAAATAACTATCAGAGATCTTGCAGCAATCATGTTGATAAAACCAGTTAGTGCCAGACCATGGTTAAATGAACTAATCAAACAAACAAAAAGTGAAATATGAGTATAGTACTTCCTACAAGTAAAGTAAAGGCTGAAAGGCAAAATCCAAAAAGAATTGTAATTTATTCTAAGCCAAAGACTGGCAAAACTACTGCATATGCAGGACTTGAGAATAATTTAATTTTAGATTTAGAGAATGGAACTGATTTTGTTGAAGCTCTTAAAGTAAAAATTGGATCCCTTCAAGAATTACTAGATGCTGGTAAAGCAATCAAAGCTGCAGGTACTCCTTATAAGTATGTTACCATAGACACTGTAACGGCATTGGAAGAAATGATCATGCCACTTGCTATCAAGCTGTATCGGGCAACTAGTATGGGTAAGAACTATGATGGTGATAATATATCTACACTACCAAATGGTGCAGGATATTTATATATCCGTCAAGCATTCTTTCAAGTATTGGATTTTATTGATAACTTAGCTCCCCATATTATTTTATCAGGTCACATTAAGGACAAGGTAGTTGATGATAAAGGTGAGATGGTTATGTCTGCTAACATAGACTTAACTGGTAAAATCAAATCTTTAATATGTGCTAATGCTGATGCAATTGGCTACATGTTTAGAAAAGGTAATAAAACTATCTTAAGTTTTAAAACTAATGAAGAAACAACATGTGGTGCAAGACCAGAACATCTCCGTAATGAAGAGATAGTAGTAACTGAGATGAATGAGAATGGTGAACTAGAGTTTCACTGGGACAAGATTTATGTATAAAACAAATAAAAATAAAACAAAATGGGATTAAGCACAACAGACTTAGGAACAGGTAGCGGAAGTGGACTACCTAAAACAATTTCTCCAGGAAATCATGTATTGAAAATTAACAGTATAAACTTGGAAAACTTTTCATTTATACCAGGTGCAGTGCATTTGATGTTACAGGTAGAAACTGAACCTATTGAAGGTTTTGAGGGCTTTATGATTGACAAAGATGATGCAAGTAAAGGTCATTATGCAGGTCAAATTGGTAGAATTAAAGCTAGCCAATATGCATTTGCTGATGGTGAAACTAAATCTGGCATTAAGATTCAAAGAGACCGGTCTATCTTAATTTTCTTACAGAACTTATGTAAGACTTTTGAGATCTATGATTGGTTTGTAGAACAAGATGGTAAACACAACACTGTTGAAGATTTTATCAATGCATTTAATAAAACTGCTCCATTCAAAGATATCTATCTTGAGTATTGTATTGCAGGTAAAGAGTATGAAGGTAAAACTGGTTATACTAACTATGACATGTGGTTGCCAAAAGCAGAAAATAAGAAATATGCTTATGGAGAATTAGAAGCTGGTAAAGTCATTGCATATGATGAAGCTAAGCATCTTAAGAAACTAGAAACTAAAGAAGTAAAAAGCTTTGGTGAAGATGATGGTTTTGATACACCAAGCAAAAGCTCTTCTGACTTCAGCCTAGACTAAACAGTCATAAGGGGAAGTTAGTTAAGTGGCTTCCCCTTAATTTTAAAACAGGCAGTATGATTTCTACAAAAAATTTAATAACTGATTTAAATCAAATACCTAGAGAATGGGTGTTTGAGTATTATTTGAACTTAAAAGAAAAGTTGTCTGGCCAGGATGTAAAGATCTTATCTATATTTAATGCAAGAGACAAAGTTCCTAGCATGTTTATCTACTATGATGTAGTTTCAAGATCTTACAAGTTCAAGGACTTTTCATCTGGTAATCAGGGAGATAGCATTGAATTGGTAAAGGCTTTGTTTAACATGCCTACAAGAGGACATGCCACATATAAAATACTTGAGGACTATCAGATTTATATAAAGAACAATACCATTGCTGTAGTAGATATCTTTTATCATGATAAGTACAAAGTGGTTGATTATGAAATGAGGCACTGGACAAACTTTGATCAGACATACTGGATGGGATATAAAATTGGTTCTAAAATGCTGGACAGATATAATGTTATTCCATTATCATTCTTTACTATGAGTAAGCTTGATTTGGATGGTGCAAAAATATCTTATACATTTAGAAAGAACTATGTTTATGGTTATTTTAGAAATGATGGTAGCTTGTATAAAATTTATATGCCTAAGAATACTGACAAAAAATTTATTAAAGTAGAGAATTATATTCAGGGTACAGATCAGTTAAGACATGATTGTAAGTATTTGCTTATTACTTCTTCACTTAAGGACCTAATGGCTTTTAATAAACTTGGTATAAGTAATATTGAAGCTATTGCTCCGGACAGTGAGAATACTATGATAGGTGAAAAAGCAATTGGAGAACTGAAACCACACTATGAAAAGATAATTGTTCTATTTGACAATGATGAGCCCGGCATCAAAGCTGCTCAGAGATATAAGGACAAGTATGGTTTTAATACTATACTACTCCCTATGGAAAAAGATTTGTCAGATTCAGTAAAAGAACATGGTATGGATAAAGTTAGAGAAATATTATTTCCACTATTAAAACAAGCATTATGAGTTTAGAAAGAACAATGAATGACCTTGAGGAGCATATTGACTATGCTAGTAGTTTTTTTGGAGATCTAAGACATAAAATTGAGATAGAGTTAAAGGACCTCAATGAAGAACTAGCTGAACTTAAAGATGAGATATCCGTACTTGAGGAACAAAATATACTTCTTGAAGAACAGTTAGAAGATCTTAAAAAAGAAAATGCTATGATCAATCTTGAGTTAGCTGAAGTTACTGGACAATTAATACATATGAGATATGAGCTGGATCTATCAAGGAAAGGAGTTTAAAGAGAACATGATTCCAGAAGGAGCTGTGGGATTTGTGTATGAGATGGAAGCAATGATTGATGGTAAGTCTGTAAGGTATGTTGGCAAGAAGAATTTTTACTCAGTAACTAAAAAGAAATTTGGTAAAAAAGAACTTGAGAACATAACTGACAAAAGAACTAAGAAGTATACAACTATTACTAAACCTAGTTATCAAAACTATTATAGTAGTAATGTTACTCTTAAAGAAGCTCACAAGAAAGGAGTGGTTATAAAAAGATTTATGGTTAAGATATGTTTTTCTAAAACAGAATTGACATATTATGAGACCAAGTATCAATTTCTTAGGGAAGTTCTTGAAAAAGAACAGTATTTGAATGGTAACATTCTTGGAAGATTTTATAAAATAAAATAATTATGACTGAAGTAGAATTAACAAGCCTCTTATTTAAGTTGGCTGATCTTGGTATTACAGGTGTTAAAGTAAAATATGATGGTGGAGGAGACTCCGGTGCCATAGAATGGATTGGATATACAACAGAAAAGTGTAATACTCCAGAAGATGTTTGTGATAATATAAATGATTGGGAAAATGATTCAAATTTGGCAGAGTTAGATTCAAGTGCTTATTCTTTAATTGAAGATTTTGCACAAGAAACTATTCTTAATGATATAGAAGATTGGTGGAATAATGAAGGTGGTTTTGGTAATTTATGTATATCTGTTCCTTCAGGAAAATATATTATAAATAACCATGTAAGAGTTACTGAGACAGAAGATTACTTTCATGATGGATCTTTACTAGAAAAAGCAGAAGATGAGTGAAAAAGAAAAAGCTGATGAAATGTATGCCTATGCTATTAAGCTACATGGTATTGATGAAGCTAAAGAAGAAGCATTAAAGTCTGCTGTAGCAACACTTGCATTAGCACCATATCAAGATGGTAGAATGAAAGCTAGAAGTTATTGGGAAAGAGTAGTTGAACATTTAAAGAAAAAGTAATGGCACATCCTTTAGAACATTGTAAATCATCTGTCAGAAAATGGAAAGGTCAAGTATCTGATTATCAGGCTATTCATGAGTGGTTAGATGAAACTAAGGCCTGGATTGGTCATAGCATGCATAGAATGTTCCGTCACCACAGTGAAGGGATATTTGAATGTGAAAGAGTGTTTGGAAAAAGTTTTATTAATTCAGATGGTAAAACTGTGTATACAAGATATGTTGCAGAACAACATGTTAAAGAGGATTGCAACAATTACATTCCAACAGCAAAGGAATGGATTACTATGATTGAATCTGGTAAACCTGAGAAATGGGCAATTAAAACACTAAAAATTGAAGACTGATGATTTTTAACAAAGAAGAAACAAGAAACTTGCTAGGCATGCTTAAGTCTGAGGACACAGAGAATCATGTTGTAGCATTTGAGGCATTAAAGAATGTAGATTTTAAAGAATATACTGGAGAACTATTAGTACTACTTAAGTATGGTTATGCTAGTATGAGTGAATGGAAGGACTCATGTCCTGAAATATATAAGAGATTTGAGGGTCTTGGTATGGATGATAAGAAACTTACTGGTCCTAAAACTCTTAGTTTAATGACAGCCAACAAAGCTAGTAAAGCATCTGTAGAATTATTTATGGAATCTTTTGTAGTTGACATGGTTGGTTTTCTAGATCAGGTGGGGTATCCTACTGATAAATTTGAGATAAATATTAAAATAAAAGACTAATGGATAAAGTACAAAGTCTAAGTAAAGCTGCTAAAGACTTAATGTTGAAACTTATTATATTTTCTAT